GCGAAAACTATAGGCTAGGTGCAATAAAACGCTTAAAAGACCCAAATTACACAAAGATTTTAAGTGATGCCTGTAAAGGTGTTAGAGCTATTGTTACTTGTCCTCATTGTGAAAAACAAGGCGGTGGTGGAAACATGAGACGCTATCACTTTGATAAGTGCAAGGCTAAGAAATGAAAATCAGCAAGGCGGGTGAGGACTTGATGCACTTTTTTGAAGGCTATAGAAACAAGCCTTACAGATGCTCTGCCGCCATTTGGACTGTCGGGTGGGGTCACGCTATGTATGCTGACCAATTAGCCCTCCCAAACGCCCGTAAAGAGGGTTATACAGGGCTTATCAGGTCTGACTATCAACTAAAAGAGGGAGATGCCCGTGTTTGGTCTAAAGATGAACTGGTCGAGTTGTTCAAGGTTGACATCAATACTTTTGAACGTGGTGTTCTTCGACTGTCTCCTAATCTTGTTAACCATCAAAGCAAATTCGACGCTTGTGTCTCTTTTGCGTACAACGCTGGGCTAGGAAACTACCAAAGGTCAACTATCCGCATGAAGGTCAATCGTGAGGATTGGGAGGGCGCAGCACAGGCTTTTATGTCGTGGACTAAGGCGGGTGGGAAAGAGGTTGCAGGGCTTGTCAAAAGACGTAAAGCTGAAGTGGCTTTGTTTTTAAACTAAACTGTAACAATTCTTGTATAAGGTGTTGATATGTCTAACATTCTTACACCAGAACACGCTGAACTGTTTGCACAAAGTGTCAGAAAGTGGCAACAAGTTCTGAGTCTTGGGGACTGGAGAATCGAAAAGGGGAGTAAACCTGCCAAGCAAGCAATGGCTTCTGTCGAGTTTACCCCTAACGCAAGACTTGCTGTGTATCGTTTAGGTGACTTTGGGGCTGAAAAGATCACTCCAGAGAGCATAGATAAGACTGCTTTGCATGAGTTGTTGCATATCTTTCTGCATGACTTGATGGTTGTTTCTCAAGACCCTAAGTCTTCTCAAGATGAGATTGAGATGCAAGAGCATAGGGTTATCAACCTGTTAGAGAATTTACTGTTTAGGAATTCAAATGGCGGCTGTTAATCATAGTGAGGCGTGTTCCGATGAGGACTTTATTGCTCTTTGGGATAAATACAAATCTGCTGAAAAACTAGCAAAGATACTTGGTGTCAATATAAGAAACATCCATTCAAGAAGACGCAACATGGAGAAGTTTCATAACATCAAGTTAAATGCCGCTGACCATAGAGGTGCTATATACGATGCTAGGAAACAATCGTTTTCTCCTTTAAAACAGATTGACCTTGGGATACTGGATGGGACTGTTCTGGTCTTCAGTGATGCCCACTTCATTGGACAACGAACAACAGCGTTTAAAGGGCTTCTATGGGCTATAGAGACGTTCAAACCCAAGGCGGTGATATGTAACGGGGATGCTTTCGATGGAGCGTCTATATCGAGGCACGATGTAACTGATCAACCTCAGACTTCTGTCATTCAAGAGTTAAAAGCTACGCAAGCTGCGTTGGACGAGATTGAGGAAACCGCTAAAGATGCTCGTCACAATGTAAAGTTATGCTTTACATGGGGCAACCACGATATTCGGTTTGGGAATCGTTTAGCCCAACACGCACCACAATTTAAAGAAGTTCAAGGGTTTAAGCTGACAGACCATATCCCAAATTGGGACTTCTGTTGGGCAGTATGGCCTACTTCTAAAGTGATTGTTAAGCACCGATATAAGAATGGGGTTCACGCTGCCCACAACAACACTGTCAATGCGGGTGTGTCCATCATCACGGGGCATTTACATTCTTTGAAAGTAACACCTTTTTCTGACTACAACGGGAATAGATTTGGTGTTGACACGGGGACTTTGGCTGAAATTGATGGCCCACAATTTACTTATGCTGAACTTAATCCTTCTAACCACAGAAGCGGCTTTGCAGTGTTAAACTTCTTCAATGGTCAGCTTTTATGGCCTGAACTCGTCCATCGTTTTAGTGAAGACCATGTGGAGTTCAGAGGCGAGGTAATTGATGTGAGTGCGTTTTGAGTGCCTGGTTGATTGCTTTGACAGGCTTGATCTACGTTTACATTGCGGTAGAGCAGTTTATGAAAGGTAACCCGCACATGGCGATTGTCTATGCAGGTTACGCTAGTTCAAACGTAGGGCTTTATCTGTTGGCAAAGTAGCTTATAGGCTACAGTTCCTCTTTGGAATCTAAACCGAAATCTACCACTTCTTCGTCTTCGTCTTCAAACTCAGAGGCTTCGTACTTAACTGCCCATCCATAAGTCTCTTGAAACTCAACAAACTCTTGGAATATTTTTATCATGTCAAAGTCATGGGTTTCAATAACCAACTTGTCGTTGAACATCCCGAATTCCATCTCAAATTTCATCTCACTCTCCTTAGTGGTTGAATTGCTTTCTCAGGTGGTGGCGGAGTCATCTTCTCTGAAGGTGGAGTCCATCCATGTTTCTTCCAAATAGCCTGAACATCTGATCCTGAAGACCATTTGAACTCCTTGTTTGGCATAGAAGGATAACTTATCTTTGAGTGCGGTGGTAGTTCTATCATGTGGCTTTCATAATTCGTTGATTTCTGCCAAACTTTCCTCGTCTGACACCCGTAACTTCGATAAATCCCTTGTCTAACAAAGCACGATACCTTGCTGTTATTGAGGAATATGGGTAGTTTGGATACATGGCTAGTATCTCATCTGAGATACACCCGTCTGGATGGCTCTTAATGGCCTCGTAGACAAGACTTTCTAGCTTGGTGGTATCAACTACTTGAGCAGCTTGATGGCTCGTTGTAGGGTCTTCTCTTCTAACCAGTTTAAACGCTGGTGAGCCAAAGAATCTCTCCATTGATTCTTTCATGTTGTCCATAATATCTCTCATTATTAACTCCTATCAGGTGAGGGGAAAACTGCTCGTCTGCAAGCTAGGAAAATCCTTTGCACAGCTCTCCCCTCGGGTTTATATTAACTCAGAAAGGTAGGTCTTCGTCTTCAAAACTAGCCTTTTTAGGGGCTTGTTTGGGCTGATAGTCTTCTTTGGGTGATACTGCTAGACCCATGAACTTACCCGACTTGCCCTCTTTGATCCATGCAGATAGCCAGTAATCCTGACCATTTACAGTTATGTTCCCTTTGTAATCGGGCGCACGATCATTGTCTTTTTTATCTGATCGGAACAAGACCCCAGAGTTGTCCCGCTGATTTTGTTTGTTTTCCATTAAATTTCCTTCGCTTTCTTTGCATGTTCATTATGTGTATGGTATTTAATTCCAGCCTCGCAATATGCTTTGTGTGCATCTTCTGCTTTGAAAAAATAACCTAAATGCTTACATTTACCATTAAAACCTATTTGCGCTACAAATTTATTTCCTTTCTTGACAACACCTTTATATCCAGTAGTGTTATTTTTAAAAAATTTCTTATTTTGTAAGTTTTCTGCAGCCGTACACTCTCTTAAATTTTCAATTCTGTTGTCATGTCTTATTCCGTTAATGTGGTCTATCGTGTCTTTTGGTAATTTTCCATATACATAAATCCATATAAGTCTATGAACCTTAAATGATTTTTTATTGATTGCTACTTTTAAATAGCCTTCAAAATCTGTTTTATTTATAATCTGTCCAACTTTTGCATTGTTGGATACAGTAACTTTTCTTTTAAAAACTCCCGTATTAGGATCGTAATCAAATAATGATTTAACAAGTTCTTGCGTAATCATTTACAACTCTTTGGCCTTCTTCAAAGCACTTCTTACTTTGCTTGGCAACAACGTCCACAAGGCCACCTTCTGTTCTGAATCTAGGTTCTGCTCTTCCAATTTTACCCAAGCTGCCTTGGGATCACCCTGTTCGCAAGTAGCAATCAAATCCATTGCTAATTCCTCTAGGTATCGTAATTCCTCCATAGGAATGTTGTCTGTTGCACCCTGAGTAGGTGTGATCACTACTGATCTGCCTTCTTCTGGCAAGTCTTCACCAGCAAAAATGTAGAGGCCGAGTCCATGTAGTGCCAGGGCTTTTGTCATGCACCGCATGATTGCCGTGTTTACTGCAAACGCATCGGGATTAGGGATGGCTTTGTTTCTGTAGTCCATCACAGGCAATTGACAGGTCATTGGTTTGCCAAACATGGTAGCGGTAACGAACACCATTGCCGTACCATTTATGTCCATGAAACACTTGTCGCCAAACATCTCTACTTTGTAGGTAGCGGTAGGATCAGCTTTAAGAGCTTCTGCCCATGCCCAAGCCCATGACAGGTAGGTCAGGTTGTTTTTCTTCTCTGTATGAGAATTGACATCTTTTTTCAGTAATGCTTCTATTGACATATTAACTCCTTTGATTTTCGTTTAACTCTTGTTGAATAATCTCTTTTTGTTGTTCAGGATATAAATCCTTGAACTCAATAAAGTCTGCTTCTTGGCAACAGACTATTTTATCTCCCTTGATTGTCAAACAATAAGGGCAGTAGTGGATGTCTGAGAACTCTGACACATAGGTCTGGAATAGTGTTTTCATGTGAGACTCTCGAAAGCCATCTCCCACAGAACATCACCCGCCAGATCGGTGAGCTTATTCAACTCATCTTCTGTCAATCGTGTTCCATCCTCGTAACATCCATCTGAGAAGTAGGCATCACAGAAATCTGGATAATCTCCGCTAACCACTCCATCTACTTCTAGGTCTACGACCTTTTTTCCATTAAGAATCGGCATATTTACTCCTGTTGAACGTGGGTTACTGTTTGCCCACACCCATAATGTGCCACAGGTTTTACAAATATTTACCTAGTGAAAACCCTAATAGACAAGCATAAAAACAACAGTAATATTCTGAGTATGAAAACTGAAATACTTGAAAAAAGATGCGCTGAAGCCTTGTGTGGGTACGCTCAAACAATGGCAGATGCTTATACAACCGAGCCAGAGGATTTTGATGCGGCTGTAACAGCTTTGCTTGCCAGAACGCTAGAACTTCACCTAAACCGACCAATTAACCTGGAGAACCTTTACAAATGACACAAGAATCAGTTATCAGA